GAATCGAGCATACGCCGGCCACGACCGTTGTGCTAGCTGCATACATCCAGTTAATGTCCGGAACGGCTGCTCCTACTGTGATAGAGGCTAGCGCTGTTTGAGCCATTGTCTTGATTGCTCGAACTCCTGCTGCTTCCCACCATGCTTTGTTTGTAAGTCTACTCATCCTCGTTACCTCCTACTAAAAAGGGCACGCCATTTGGCATGCCTTCAATCACCTATACTATTCTAGAAACCGTTTCTGATGCACCGATCAGAGTTCCGGCTGCTGATGTAACCCACGTTAGAGCGACCTTGTTTCCTGGTGCTGCTGGTGCTGCCTGGATAACAGCAGATACTGGAAGAGTGATCACGTTGTCTACTGCGGTTGTTGTTACTTGTGCTACAGCTCCCGGGACTGCTGTTCCGTTGGCATAAAGTTGCACTTGATTTGTTCCCGCTGCGGTTGCTGAAATCACGAAGCTTCCATCCACTTTATACGTTCCAGGTTTTACGATCTCCAGAGCGTTTCCGTTTAGGTTGACTCTGTTGTTTGTCCGAGTCCGTACAGTTCCCGGTGGGATCGTTGCGCCTGCTGCTAGTGTTGCGCTTGTCGTGTTGACGACTTGGATCATGTTTCTACCTCTAGACTACTGTACTGTAGCACCTGCTGGGTAGTAAGTTCCATATTGTGGGTAGTAAGGCGGATTTGTGTAATATCGTCCTAATTGGCTCAAGATATTATGAGTTTGTACGCTGTTTGAAATTGCCTGCAAGCTTTGATCGTATTGAGTTTTCAAGGCATCATATTTGTCTTGCATCATTTGAGTCTTTAAGTTGCAGCAGCATTGTTCCATCTGGTGAGATAGGTTGTTAATGCTTTCCTGTACTCCTCCGAAACCTTGGCATAAAGAACTATTTACAC